ATTGAATAAATCAAATGCATATTTTTTAATAGGATATTCTGGTAACGTGTCTTGGGTTATTGTGTGACTATAGCAAGCATGAAATTTATTATCTATTACAAAATCTGCGCTCGTGATGTTACGTATAAAGAAATTTTTTGAATCAAGTATTATAATATTTTCAGCAGTACATACTTGATGTGCAGATAATTTCAAAACTTGTTGTCGCACATATCCATCTATCAACCTGCCATTATATAAATCTTTATAGTTGTAAAATTTTATCCGATCATTAAACATACCAAAATTTAATACTAGTAGTTGCGCATCACAATTATTAACAATATGAATATTTGTTATTGGTAAGTTCTGACAAAATTTACCAATACTATTGGCAAATATTTTTAATAGTGGATAGTCATTTTCGTATGCTACGACGAATAAATCAAACATGATTTTTCACATCATTTATTATTTTAGTTGCTTCATCGCCATAACATAGTTCTAGTTCAATCCAAAAATTTTTTAATTCAGATAATAGTTCCTCAGACATTATTCTAATAGACCTATAATGCACACTACTGCAAAAAATTCCACCAACCCAATCTAAAAATGCGGCTTGCATTAAACTTTTTCTAATTTTAACTTCTGTATGTGGAATATAAGTCCAATGAAAATCTTCCCAATGTTCAACATCTACTGGCCATATTCCAGTGCAATAATTTCCTTGCTGCGGAGTATCATCTGTAAAAAAGAAATATTCTTTAAAATCACTATATTTTTTTAATATGAAAGATTGGATTAACATAAACTCATTTGTTTTATTTGGAGCATCGTATCCAATAATATCTTGTGGCAAAAGATTAAAATTTTCTTTAATGTAATCTACACATTCTATTAGAGTTTGTCGTTTAATAAAAAATGGTGTTCGCAACATAATTTGCTGACTATTGGGCGGAAGTTCAAATAATTTGTGCGTGAATATTTTATTTTCTAACCAAAATTCTGGAGCAATATCATATACTGCTCGTAATTTTCCTTCACTATTCATTACTTCTTCTAATCTGACAGGATTAATAAAAAAATTCTTAGCATCAAGAATCATTATATTTTCACTGTGACATAATTTATAAGCATATAATTTTAAAATTTGCTGAACATTATATCCATTTACCCATGGACCATCATATATTTCACTGAAATCATGTATGCTTATGCGTTCATTAAATGAACCAAAATACAATCTCATGCTATTAATTGCATCAGACATATTATTATTTTGATTATTGCTTACAATTACAATTTGGTTGAGCGGAAATTTATTGCAAAATTTATTAATGCTTCTTCCAAGAACTTTTAGCAGAGGAAAATCATCTTTGCATACAACAACAAATATATCAAACATGCAATATTTATTTTGTTATTTCATGCAATACTTTGGCATTATTCAGTGCATCTATAACACTTAGATTGTTGCTTTTGAACACTGGACCCCATTCTTTCCAGAACGTAACCAATTCCATCATTTCCATAGAAAACCTAATATCAATATTTTGACCGCCGTGTGTTTCTTGGATGTTGATATAACCAACATCGCCAGCATTTGTAAAAGCGCCTTTAATTGTCATTTCATTGCATCCTTGATTTCTTTATCGTTCCAACCCAATTCTACCAACATTGCCTTAAACTCGACATCAGGAATACTTGCCGCCATTAACTCACAGTCGTCAAGTTTATATTCTGGATAAAGTTTTGCAATAATATCTGCACGTTTATTCTTTGACTTACGTGCGCTAAACGCCATCCACTCATGACGATGCTTGCCCATGTTGGGGCTTACAGTGGTCAGCAACAACCATTGTAGTTTAGGATGCTTACCAAGATCAAAGAACCGTTTATTAACACGCTCGTTCATTGCTTGCAGATAATATTGCTGCAACATAGGCTCACCGCCTACCGCACTGCCCCAACGCAACATAAGATAGGTAGAGAACTTCTTGCGTTCTTCATCCGTCAATTCATCATAGAACTCACGATTGCGCAAATCAAGCTGTGCCATCTCATAGCCAATGTCAAGTTTATTAACCAAGGATTACTCCTCTCCATTTACCTTTTTCAGTTGGTGAAACCAGAGATGCTGTCATCATCTTGCTTTATTTCTTCACTTAACTGATACATCACATGCAATTCATCAGCAAGTTCTTTTAGCGTAGGATTGTTTTCAGTTGCACGAAGAATTGCCATCCACCTGGCAGGTCCAATGTTGTTTTCATATGTGCTCATGCTACTACTCTGTGTCGTTGCGTTTCCCATAATATTATCCTATCATATAATGTTCTGGATGTCAATAGTCTCACTTGCACGAGAAATTTCTTTAACAAAGTATGCACATACTGGCTTTGGTCCATCACTTAATGGCACACATAATAGCTGTCCATTTTTTAATTTAGGAAAATACCAACGCACATCTTGATATACATCTTCAATTTCAATATTCATAAATGCTGCACGAAATGAACTAATTGGATTAAATGTAAATGCTTGGAATCCACGATCATTAAGTTTTGTAAGTGGTAAGGCTTCTAAATCGCCAATCTCTGCTTCGCCAATAAGAATACGCCAATTATATGGCATCATAATTCTGTGTTTGCCAATCTTTAACACAAGTGCAGGATCATTAAAGCTTTCTAAGAAAACCAATGGCAAGAAATAATAATCTGCTTCACTTGGATTTGAATTATCCAATACACAGAATCGTAAATCATCTACCTGTTCTGGCAAGTTATTCATTTCAAAGACAGTGTTATCTACTGTTAGTATTCTCATATTAAATTTCTACCTTTTAAGTTATCTAAAATAAATGTGTTAATCACATTTGATAATTGTTCGCACTCTAATGGATGTGCAGCTAAATGCCATTTACCATTATAGTAATCTATGTCACGAATAGGAACTCCGCAATCATGTGTATGTTGATTCATATAAAAATCAAATAATTTATAAAATCCACTATCACTCGCTATATCAGCCATCACAGGAAAATTATGTTCTTTAAAATGAGAAAAATCTCCAGCGGCTTGGTTCCAAATCAAATAATCATGTCCATTATTTTTTAACCAACCAGCAGTCATAGCAATTTGTTGTAGGCTTTTTTCAATAAACAGCGCACTATGATTTAACGTATTATAAAGATAATCTTTAAATAAATTTAGCAATCTATCATCTTCGGCATTTTTTTGAGATTTATTAAAATTGTGCTTGTCATCATCACCAACTATATGATCATAATTTAGTGTAGCCCACATACTTTTTCTTGTTATAGGATCGCTATAGGGAACATCTAATCGACTTGGGAATGATAATCCCCATATGATTAAACATTTTGGAAGTTTTGCAATTTTATTATAGATGTGATTTATAACATATTCATGCGCACTGCCACTGCGATATAACATAACAGGTTCTGCACCAAGCTGCTTACACAATTCTAAATGACCATTAGAATCAATGTAGCAACGCATGTAACTATCACCACAAAATACTACATGACTATAACTCATTTATAGATACTCTTTTCTTGTGTAAATGGATAGTTGGCTTCTTTATAAAATTGTTTGCGTTTTGTTAAATGTCGTTTAGCAAACTTGCAATCAGCAGTCAAATCCCAGATTTGAACAAAGTCTTTATCTTCTGCCTTACGAATGCCACGACCGATAGACTGAATGACACGAACGAATGACTTGCCAGGTTCAATAAGAACAAGGTTAAAAATACGAGGAACATTAATACCAACTGCAGCCACGCCATAAGTTGCAACAATGATTTTATCACTGACGTTAGCAATCTCATCATAATGTTCTTTACGCTTTGCATTTTTCATGTCTCCTTGAACAAACACACTATTAGGCAACCGTGCAACAAGTTCCTCACCACATTCACGGCGATCTACTAGCACAAGTGTGTTTCCTGTTTTAATAACTTCACTAAGAAAACTTGCCATGTGGTCAAGGCGATCTTTATTGGTTGTTAGATATTTTAATTCTTCTTGATAGTTTCTAAAGTCGCTATGTTCGACTGTCTGCACAATATTAACGTGACAATTAGATAGAACTCCACGCTCTTGTAATTCACTTGCAGTGAGTTTCCCAATGACTTTACCAATGGATACCAGCAAGGCTACCTTTTCAAATTGTTCTTTTGGAATAGTTCCTGTTAATCCCCAGCGAATAGGAACATCTGCAAACTCAGTGGTAAGCAATGCTTTAAGAACTTCTGCTTTTGCCTGATGAGCCTCATCAACAATTACTGCTGCAACATTAAGCATCATAGTCCATTCATTACCTACACCCTTGGTACCTTTATAAAGGCTATTGAGGCTCTGCCATGTGCAGATAGTATGTGTGCGACCTAGTTCCTTGCGTTCGCCAAAATAAACGCCAACATCTAGTCCAAGATTTTTATAATCTTCTTCTGTTTGCAGAACTAAACTTTTGCTTGGAACAATAACGATAGTACGTCCATATGGTTCAACCATGAGGCTTAATGCTGCTGTCATAATGGTTTTACCAGCACCTGTTGCAACTTCTTGCATACACTGTGTATCGTTTAAGAATTCATTAATAATGTCAATTTGGTAATCACGTAAGACAATTGGTTGCCCCACATTTGGATGATTTTTTGGCCACGTCTTGTGTGCAAATGTATTTTTATCTACTTGCGTAAATTGAAATGATTGTCGAGATGAACGATTATCTTCTATTTCAAATTCCCAATTACGCTCACTGAGATATTCAATAATTTCTGGAAGTAAGTTGATATAGGTAGAACCACCTAATTGAAAATACGCAACCTTTCCATCCCAACGTCCTAACCTAACGCTTGGTAGATGGCGAGCATATGGAACTTCATACTTGAATTTTGCTACAAGCCTACGGCGAGTATCTGCATCAAGTCCTTCTAATTTACAATTTACTTCGTCTCTGATAATTATTTTGCACAACATTTATCTTAATATACAGGGTTGTTTAGTATAATGCAATAAAAAAACAGGGCAAAAGCCCTGTTTAAGAAAGTTATTTGGTTTTCTTTTCTAATATTCGTTGGATGGTAACTGTTCCACCCATACCATATTGCATTTGAACTAGTCGTCTTGCGCTACTCTGATCATTTGCATTTACGGTCAATTGAAACTGTGCAGTTGGTTCATGTGGTTTTGTCACATAACCTTTGATATCATATGTCTTCATGCACCATTCCTCATAATCGTTACTTCTGCAACACGCTGCCAGCGATTTGGCTGCGACTTACGAAGGTCTGCCAACTTAAGTGCAGTACGCAGTGACATTTCACGGAACCGCTTAGAGTTGTCCTTCATAAACTGCAGAATTTCTTTTTCCTGTTCTTTGGTCATATCATAACCACTAAACAACTGTCCGCTTTCTGCAATCTGCCGAATACGAAGATATTTATCGTGTTCAGTATCCATCGTCAAATCAATATAGTGACAACGTGACTGCAACGCACCAAGATGGTCTTGCAGTTTCTTAGAACGAATGTTCTCGAACTTCAAGTTAGTGATGAAGATAACGCCACCCTTGAAATCAAACTTGTTGGGGATGCCTTGCTTGTGCAGAAGATTGCTGTCAGCGTTCCAATGGATGGTGCGCTTCTTGCCACTGTCAAGAGCGGCTTTGAGAATGTTGAGCGACAGTTCATCCATGAGGACACTATCGCAATCGTCAAACACCAATACGCTGCCAGTATCGCTGAACTCATACAACTTAGCATATAGACCAAGCGCAGTCATAGCACCCTTGACAACTTGATACTTAACCTTGCCAGCAACTTCATCGTACAGTGAATGCTCATCCAACTTCTTATGAACGCCATATGATTTACCTACGCCTGGCGGTCCTACCACAATCATAGCACGGACATCACCTTCCTTTACGGCAGTGGTCATATCTTCAAGGATTTCAAACCGCTCGGCAATACGAGCCATAATTGCTTCATCATTCATGCGAGTCATGGGAACACCTTCTGTGTTTGAGCCTATAACTTACAATAGCATAAATATCCATGTTGTCAAGCATTATTTTGGAGAAAAATTGATGAAATTTCAGAGAATTGAAATACGAGAATTACAAAATCCAGATCAAAACCCAACAATTTCTACTGGTTTGAGAGAATCAAGCCCAGAGATGGAAGCACTTGCTGCTCAAACAGATGTTATTGAACAACAGCTAAAAGATTCTGGTGATATAGTTGAAATTAATATATGGAACTCTGAAATTAAAATAGTGAAAGAAATTTCTTTTAGTAGCAATGAAGCACTTGAAAGATTTGAAACTTCTCTTACAACTGATCCAGTACAAATTGCTTGGGAAAATGCAAAAAAAAATTGGTTTCCGCAACATCACTATACTATTAGAGTAGAATATAGTTATCCTGATAGTTGGACTGGATCAAAAAGAGAACCTAATATTTAAATTGTTCGATACATTTCTTTAGGATAACGCTCACGATAGTGGCGCTCACCTGGTTCTAAACTACGAGCTAATTCTACATAATCTGGGTTTTTGCTATGCAACCATGCTTCATGATCATAACGCCAATGTGGTTGTGTTGGATGTGGTTTAAATTGTGTGTAGCTACGATTTAACTTATCTTCTGGATGATGAAGCGCATCAAGAGTGGCAATATAACTTAGCTTAGCCCACCAAAAATTACCAGCAAAATGTGGCCACGGTTCTACATTATAATTTGTACCAACAGCTTGCGCACCTTCATTAAGTGCTTCAACATTATCTACCCAACGTTCGATGGTGGTATAATTCATGAAATCACGCCAGTCGCCTACATTAGGATCGCCAAAACGTAGCAATCCTTTTAGATGGATATAGCAAACATAACATTCATCATTAGCATTCTTTGCAACAGTATGCAAAAAGTTAAGGGTTGGATATTCATGGTATGCTGCATCTTTATTAACATTTACTAATTTAAGTTTTCCAGTTGGGTCATTGATATTTTTAGACTGTAACCAACCGCTAAATGTCCAAGGCTGACCATTCATGCAGATATTGATTTCACTGGCAGCATCCCATAGTCCAGATTTGACAATCAAATCCCACTGTTGGTCCATTACTTGGTTCCAACCACCTAGTTCATTTACGTGCCAGAAAATCTTAATCGGAGTCATATCATTACCTTGTTGTTAATGGTGGACCGCCAGGGAATCAAACCCTGACCTTCGCCGTGCAAAGGCGACGTGCTCTCATTATCACTAGCAGCCCATTAGATAATAATATATATCAAGTTATATGTGCTGTCAATAAAAAACCCCGCACGAAGCGAGGTTTTTAACAGCATAACTTCTGAAAGTTATGGACTACTACTACGAATAGTAGCAGGGGGTAAGCTAGTTAAGGGATACTAGACTCTGCATCTAGTCCTATAACTATTTAGCGGATTTGCAATCCACCAAAGGTTTTTTTATCCATGCCGTAACCACGATCCCACATCTGTAGGCGATATTCTACATCACGAAGATCATGGCAATCAGCCATGAATGTTTCAAACTTGCGCTGCATCAATTCTTGATATGATGGGAAAAGATACTTCCATACCTTAATAAGTGTGTTCATTGTTTTCTCCTTGCGTTGCAATAATACTTAGTATAATATATGTTGCAATGCAGCAAAAAACAAGGGATTTTTAGGAAACTCTGGTATGCGTTTTACGCAGAGGTCTTGACACTCTTGACGACTTCTATGAATAATTGTTTGAACTCATCTTTGGCTGGTAAAAACACTTCTTTTTTAATTTTATCACGATAGCGATAGTTAGAATACTTTTCTTCTTCCCACATATCATCTTGGGCATCAATCATTTTTTCCATTGCCAATAGCATTCTTTCTAGCAGTTCATCAGTTGTTGTCATTTTATAATCCTAATATGCTTTGACTGCGATCAATCCATTCTAAAACTAAATCACCTTCGTTAAATTTGTCAATACCATCTAATACAGCATCAAGACAATATGGAAGTCTATTGGTTTCTTTTAATTCGTATAGGCTACTATACAACCGTGGTTCGTCGGTAGTCTTATAGACTGCCGCACGTAGCCAACCACTTTCCTTGTCCAATTGGAAATTAGCCTGACGACAATCAAATCCAGCACTTGCTAATTGAACAATAAGGCTGCTCATAGTATAGACATGATACATGCCACTTACCATATTAACATTTATAGTATTGTGTTCTATATGCTGACTTATAGATAATGAATAAGGTATCTCCACAATCAACAAACCGTCTTTACGCAGTAGTTTGTGCCAATGAAACAACGTACCAATAGGGTTCATTGTATGATGTAGCGTATTGTGACACCAAATCAAATCTTGAGATGGTAATTCTATTGTTGAAAAATCTTCAAACCGCCATTGCATTTTTCCAGCAGTTTTAATTTCCATACTTGGAGCAAAATCAACTGCAGTGACATTAAAGTTATATGTTCGCCCATCTGGTCTAGCAAGTGTTGCCCACCATACTGCATCTAATCCAATGCCAGCACCCATTACTGCGACATTTTCTATACCCAACAAATAATCATCAAGTAGCGCAAGATATTCAAGAGTTTTAAGACTGTGTTGATGGCTTTCTTGTGGTGTCATTTTGTTTCCGTTAAATATTGATATACATTATATATTAGGATATTATCATCATATGAAATTATTAATCACAGGCGGTAACGGTTACATTGGAAATTACCTTGTCAAATATTATACAGAATATGGACATCAGGTGTTGGCACCAAGCAGTAGCAAACTTGATTTAACAGACTTGGCGGCTACAGAACGCTATATGGCTGAGCATCCAGTTGACTGTGTAATCAATGCTGCATTTTATGGTCGTGAAATGATTTACAATCCAGATGAAAATTTTTATGTTAAGAACTTTGCAATGTTTGGTAATCTATTGAATCAATCACAACATTACAAGAAATTCATTCATCTTGGAAGTGGATATGAATATGATAACGAGCGCAATATAGATTTTGCAGACGAAGATGATGTTCTATATGTAGAACCTAAACTACCCTATGCTTCACTTAAACATAAGCAAGCAATGCACTTACTTGAACGAGATAACTGTTATAATATACGACTATTTGGTTTAACACATTTTAGCGAACCAAGCAGCAGATTTTTCCAACGGTTGCTAAATGATGATAAAGTAATAATTACCGAAGATCGCAAGCATGACTTCTTTAACTTAGAAGATGTACCATCCGTTATTGATTTAGTTTTAAATAATCAAATTCGACATAAAGCAATTAATTGTGTTTATGAAAACAAATATACCTTAAGCCAACAAGCAAAGATTTTCTGTGAAATAAAAGGTTTAGATTATAATAAGGTTATTGTAGAAAACACAAGCAGCAGAAGTTATACTGGCAGTAATTTAAGAATTAAAGAGTATAACTTACTGCAGCTTGGGTTAGAATTAGCTTTCTTACGGTATTAATTTACGTAGCATTGCAGCATAGTCAGCAAGAACGCTCTCAGCACTATAATCACGATATAGTTTTTCAAGCGGAGCCGTGCCTTGTGCAATGATTTCCTTGATGCTCTTATCTTCAATAAAGATACTTGGTTCAACATTCCAGAAATTACGGAACTGATGACTCTTAGTCATAGCAATAGGACGACGAGCAGCAAGAGCATAGTCAGGCGAACTTGCAATACCCGCACCATCAAGATAATCATAGAAGTAGCAGTTAATAGTATTATGCGCTAGCCAATCAACTACTTCATCTGTTTCCATAAGTTCATGACTAAATTGCAACTCAATGCCTGGTTTAGTAATGATACTTTTTACTTCTTGCACACGAGCATTGGCATTGCTACCAGCATAACCATGAATAAGGTCTTCATAGTATCCAAATGGAATGTGTAAGCGTAGAATAGCCTCATCAAACTCTTCTTGCACTTTGCGAGCAAGACGAGCAATACCTTTATGTGGCGGTCCAAAACCTTGAAAGCCAATGATAGGCTTATCGCCATCTTGATAGACATGAGTTGTGGTAGGTGGTAATAGACGATTA